TAGAGACCAGGACTATATTGGATAAAAACTCTTTGGTGGATTCTAGGATTGATTTTACGTATAAGCTGGCTAGTGATTACGTGGAGACCGAACCTACGACATTAATACAAAGTAACGCCGAGTCACAAAGGAAATTCTCTGTATTGTGTGATTTCGATAATTACTCCAGTGGAGGTAAGAATATCATAGATCTGGTTCAGGAATGGCTGGATGGTCAGGATGAGGATAAATTCCCGTCTGATATAGACTCCTCCGCCTTGGTCTTGTGTCAGGATATGTCTAATGTCCGGCAGTTATATGATGAGGGTATATGTACTAATGGGTGTTCGGTAGGTGATCCTCACGTGAATCCTACTATTAACGATGTTCAACTTCCTACATTCCAAGGGGGTAGGTCATTGGGTAAGTGCACATATTTGTATCAATATCCCGGATGGGAAGGAAAGAAGCATACGGAGACGATGCTTGATCAGTTAATGGATACGATGGAGGCTTATTTCCCCCAATATGAGAGTCAGTTTGGTATCGAGAACGCCATGTGTCTTTTTGGCGATGGTGATAATTCTAAGTTCAATACCAGCATATCTACTGATTGGGAAAGTCGTGTGTCTGTGCAGAATGATATTGACGCCAAGACCAATTGGTTCGGTAGAAGCAACTTGACTTATTTCAAGTTCTATCCACATGTATCCTCATACGCCAGATGGGTGGAGTTGGATTACGAGAAATACATAAGTGGTTTATCCGATCCTGATAACGGTATTATGTATATAGAGATGATGGGTAACTATAATTATCCGATCGGCGACTCATCATCATACAATAAGGTTCGTATAACGTTTTTCTCGGACAAGGAAGGTACCGTGGCTCCTAATCCTTTGGCTAATGATGCCAAGAAAGGTGTTATAGTGAATTACGTGGATCATAAGATATTTATGATGCCAAAGTACTTGTTCTGGAATGATGACAAGACTACTTTCCATAAGATATATGTTTGCATCGAGCCTGCGGTATGCGTGTTCTTCACCGGTTTCGCCATGAGGCAGGACATGAAGGAGCTTGCCGGATTCTATACGGCCGGCACCGCCATCTTCCCCGCCCCGTTCTGTTTTGGCATTCGGCCACTGGAGGTGAAATACGTATTCTTCTTCACGAAAGAATTGAAATTAAGAAGATTTGTTACCTATGAGGCGAAATGTATCTCATGTGGAGATAAACCCGCTGATTGCGCTCCCAGACCATATCAGTACGGTGATTTCGGATATTGGGAGTCTGCCAATAAGTATCCGGCTAATTTTGAGTTGTATGATTCAAGCAAGATCGGGATATCATCGGGAGGATCAAAGAGGAAGGACATAATAGATTCTTTGACGAAATACTATGGGTCTCCTAAATCAGTTGGGGGTAAGTCTTATTTCACCGGTAATGGGGATAACGCTGAGTACCCCAATACGTCAACCACGTTTTGTCAGAGACCTATACGTCATTACAAGTTTCCGGATAACTCTGTCGCTCCTTTTATGGGTAATCCGTCTCAACTGACCGGTCAATATGGAGTTGACTCCTATATTTATCCTATGGGGGTGATGCTTGATGACGATATCGTTAATGAGTTTCTGGATATAGCGGTAGAGAACGGTCTTATAGATAAGGCTAGAAGAGATTCTATAATAGGATATGAGTTGTATAGGGGCGATAGGACGTTGGATAAGAGCGTTATCGGGACCGGTCTGGCTTATGATATGTTTAAGTACGATGATCCCGACGGATCGGCTAACCTTTATCCTAATTACCCTTACAACGATTTGTCTGATGATATGTATATCTATAAGGATATTAATCGTGAGAAATTTATAACGCATCCGTTTAACAGGAAGGGTAATATCTGGTATTCATTCTTAAGTCCTGATATTGCCTTTAACAAGCCTGACGCTCCCACCGAGTGCCTTGTTGATGGTTATCAATTAGGTAAATCCTCCGGTATATTCAGGGAGGTGGAGGATCACCCTAAATGGACGATATTAGGGAGTAAGGCTTACAGTATGGCAACATCATTGGCTACGGTGGAGGCTATGGCTAATTTAATATCCGCTATAGCTGAGTATACATATCAGTCGGCTTCACAGCAATATGTCGGTGGAGGCGTGTTCTTTTTAGCCAACCCTGTCGGCATAGCGCTGACGGCTATCCGTCTGGCTACAGGTATCGCCAAGGCCACAGCCCAGTCCGTGGTGGATATAGGCAAGTACAGATATCAGTGGTTAACGGCATTGATAGATAGGGGACCTAGACGGAACTATGCTTATTACTATACTTCTGTCGCTCATTATAATTTATTTTACCAAAAAATAGGGGAGTCAGAGTTACGTGGATTGTCAACGGCTAAATATATCAAGAGCGGGTTATATCCGGTAACAGATATCTCTTCGCAAGGGGAGACCGTAGACGGTAAGCCTATTATCATAAACAACCTCGATCGTGAGCATTCATTGTTCATGTCATTTGGTATGGATAAGTATATGCTTGAATATCCGGAGTTGGTTTCAAGTTACGATACCAGCCGTATTCAGGATGAGTGTAATATTCGTAACGATGAGGTGGCTGGTATGACGCCTCATTTTATGACACGTGAATCTTTCGTATCCTGCCCCTATATGAGGATAAAGAAATATTCTCCGGCTCAATACGGGCAGATAGAGGATATCAGGTGGGTATCGTTAGGTGGTTGCGGGTTGATGGATGAGGATAAGCGTAAACCTGTTTTTGGAGGTGATGTATTTATATCAAGATTCTCACTTAAGAGGAAGATGCCTATGTTTTACTTGACTCAGTTCGGTCAGGGGGACATGATACCATTCCCTTATTATGATTATCGGAACATCGGGTATCCCCGTTATTTCGTTAATTACGACACCGGGGAGGATTATCTTAATAAGACCGATACGGATACCGGATCGCTATACTCTTTCCCTAGCCGGAAGAGCGCTTATGAGATGGTTTGCAAGACCGGAGATATGTATCTTAGCGGTCGTTTCTTCCTATACTTCTATGGCATACCTCAGTTTCTTGTGGAGTCTGAGATCAATTGCAATTTCCGTATAGCCGGGCCTGAGCCTTACGAGGGATTCTATCCGGAGGTAGGGGATTATATATCATGGACTCAGGAGCGCAATGTCCCTATATCAAGGGATAACGTGTTTAAAATGAGTCCTGTGTATAAGAATCGATTTACGTTAGGAGGTAGGTCGTTGCCGGAGACATATGATAGCAATTTTTGGGACTGCGCTTACCAAAGACCCAACGGCGTCATATGGAGCACCGCCGACGTGTCGGAGAACGGCATGACCGATCCTTGGCTGTCGTACAAGCCTATGGATTACCATGAGTTCAAGACCTCTTTCGGGAAGCTTATAAGCATGAAAGGAATAGAGTCGGATCAGATACTAGCTCGCTTCGAGAATCAGGTAGGACTATATAATGCTATAGACGTGTTGGCGGAGAGAATATCCCCGGAGAATAGTGAGCTAGGGACAGGTGGGCTTTTCGCGTCTCGTGGAATTGAGTATAATAACACGACGTTAGGATATTCCGGGACCCAGAGCCGGGATATGATCAGTTGTGAGTTCGGGCATTTCTGGGTCGATTTAAGGCGTGGTCAGGTGTTTAAGGTAGATTCTAACGGCAGGAATCTTACGGAGGTCACACCGGGGCTTAGAAACTGGTTTAAGGAGCATCTTCAGATGAAGATCATCCGTAGCCGGATATATAACGCTGATACGGACGCTGAGTTGTCTTATTATGATATCGATAACAAGTTCTTTGGTATAGGGCTATCCATGGGCTGGGATAATAGGTTCAAGAGGGTATTGATAACCAAGAAGGATTATATACCGGTAGGGAATCCAAGCGAGTACCAATTCCGTGGCGGCCGGTTCTACAGGAACGGGCAGGCGGTGGAGCTACAGGACGCCAGCCATTTCACGGACGTCTCGTTCACCGTTGGATATAACTGCCTGAAGGGTGAGTGGAAATCATATTTGTCCTACACCCCTGACTATTATATCGAGCACCAGCATTATTTCCAGTCTGGAAAGAACTACTCAAGTGAAAGTCAGGAGATAGGGTTATGGTCTCATGGATTGACCAACCAATCGTATCAA